ATCAACTACCTGTATCGCTTTTGATACACCATTTATAATAAAATTAAATATTACATCAGTTCCACTTGTTAGTGAGTTTATTGTACCATTTATTACACAACTAATACTTGGTGATATTGATGTAGTGCCTGTGTATGTAAAAGTATTCCCAGTTGAGATTGTAAAGTCAGCACCACTAACAATAGTCCAAGGAACTTTAGTGATTCCGATATAAGTATTGTTTGTTGGGTCAGCATCAAAATTCTTTAATACATAATCATCAACATCCCTATCATTATCAAATACCTCAATAAGTGTGGCATTCCAAGTTGATGAGGCAAAGTCAATCTCTTTTAGGTTCAATATTGCATAAATTTTGTTGGGGTCATCATCAACAAATTTTATTGTATTTATTAACCCAATTGGCTCAGTTCCATCATCCCATGTAAGTCCAAAGAAGTTAGCATCAATCTTATTCCTATCAATTCTATTGAACTGCCAATGAGCAATTGCATTCTCTTTTCTAAATCCTTCAATCTCCGATACATATCTACTCCTATGCCATTGCCTATCTGTGAGTGATACCCCATCTGCCCTTAAAAGTGTGCCTTTGAAGTTATTTGAAAAGCTATCATCAAAGTATATTTCACTTTGGTCAACCATTTTTAGGTTGTCAGCCTTTGTGAAAATTGACTGAACACCCGTAATATCAATTTCATATTGACCATTAAACCCTGTCAATACTTGCACTTGTAGTGACTTATACCAAGACTCTTGACCGCCACTCTCCCAAGTCCTAAAATCATTTAATAATATAATATTTATATTACCAAAATCTGGACAAGGCTGTGAGTCAACACTAAGTGTGATCCAATCACTATACAATGGATCATTAGATGTCAAATATGATGTGCCAAAAAATTGCTCATTTGTACTAAATGTTGCATTTGTTTGTACCCATGTACCATCATCTTTTAAATAGTAATTATTTACATTACCATATAAAAGTATATATGCTTGCCTTTTTTTACCATCATCAGTAAACACATTTTTATACCTTGTATCTACACTAAACCTTATTTTTTCACCTTGCAAAATCTCAAGGTCAGTTGATTTAATCCACCTATAAACTGCATTTGATGATGCAATTGCAGAGTCAAACCTTACATAATTATCTTCTAAAATTCCATAAGCACCATCATAAACCTCAACTCTTGTGACTGTGCCAGTAGTAGGTGTTGTAGGTGTTGTAAATGTTGGGGTAGAACTTGTACCACCTTCTTGCCTTGTCCAATTATCAAGATTATATGATTTAACATTTGAAACATCACTAATAAAAGAACCTCTTGCAAATGAACCATTTTGAACTATCTCATTGATTGGGTCATAATTATATTGTATAATGTCTTTCTTTGTCCTTCTTTTTAAGAACCTTAACATTTCTGGTGTTATAGGTTTAACACTCTCTCCAACACCGACATTCACATCGTATCTATCATTAAGCAATGTCCTTGTGCCAAGAAGTGACCTAAATCCTCTTATATTCTCTGTTGTAGGGCAATATAACTCCTCAATCCTAAATATCACCCATTTACCCTTATACATATAAATGGTCTGATTCCAAGCTGTGTTTAGCTTCTCAATCGCAGTATAAGAATCATCATATTGAAGAACATCAATCTGAAAAGCCTTTGCATCAACTGTACATTGATCAAACCCTGTGTATAATGCACCATCATTCATTGATGCATAAAATAGGTTTGAGTAAATTTTATAGTCTACAAAATTTTGAACTGCTCCTTGCATTGCATATTCAACAATCTGAAATGGAGTGAAGGTTCCAATCAACTCTGCCCCATTATTTCCAAGTTGAGTTTCTTTTAGCAATCCAAGACCCTCTGTGGCTCTAATTGTTAAAACATGATTTGTATCAACCCAAGTCTCTTGAAAATCATCTTGAGTCAAATATCCTATCCAATAATTTCCCCAAGTACCAAAATCAAAATAAACAATAACATCATTATCATTATCCATCATAAAGTCATCAGTAGTTACCCCACTTGCTGACCCAATGATGTTCATTGTTGCCAATTGCGCTCTAATTGGCTTAAATATATTCTCATCAGTATTAAACTCACCAAGAGTAAATGGTTTGTCAGCACCTACTAAAGTAGTTGATGCGCCTGTCCATCCCTCAAAATCAAACCTAACTGTACAAGTTTGACCCTCAAGTGTCTTGAAACTATATCTATATTTTTCTGCTTTAGCCAACTCTATTAATTTGTGCGTTTGTTCTATTCAATGCTCCAACAAGGTCTGACCCTCTTTGTACAAAAACAACTTGTCCACTTAAACTCATTCCACCACCATTCACACCACCAAATGAAGGATTTGCTACACCACCGAACCCTAAAAATCCACCACCCTTGGTAAATGAACCAAGAGTTGCCATTATACCTTTTGCTGCTCCAACTTGCGGGAATAAAATATTTGTTAGCAAATTAGCTATTCCACTAACTATAAGTTGAGTCGCTATTTTTTTAATTATTCCAATTGCCATTTTACCAAAACCTTCAAAAGCACTTTTACCCTTGGTTGTTAGATTATCAAACAATAAGCTAAATGGCTCAACTAATGATGATTCAATACTACTTTTTGTTTTATCAAATACAGCTTGTAGGCTTTCAAATTGAGACTTTAAATAATCAATTTTCATGCCTTGATTGAATGCAATATCTTGTTCTATTTTAAGAGGGTCAGTTGTTTTACTTAATTGTGCCAATGGATTAAATGCTTGTGCATCCATTTGCATTTGTGCATTTGCAGATTCTAAGGTTTGTTTTGTTAATAGCTTTTGTGCTTCTGCTTGCTTCTTTAATTCCTCTGTCCTATTTTTTAATGCTTGATTTTGTAATTGATTTGTGTAAAACTCAGCAAGTCTTTTATTTGATTCTTTTGTTTGTTTTTCTAAATCTGATTCAACTACTTTTAATTCTTTAGTAGACTTAACCAATTGAGTAGTATTTAAATTAGCTTTTGCTATACTATTAACAATTGGGTCAAGTTGACCAATATATTGGTCTTGTGTTTCAGTAAGTTTCTTGATTTCAAGTTCTAATTCCTTAACTTGTTTTGCAGAACTTTTATATTGACCAAAGGCATTTTGTTGCAATTGAACTGCTGCAAGTCCAACAATTAAAGTTTGCTTTTGACTTTTTTGTAATTCTTGTTGAGCTTTACTTTCATCTAAATTAGCAAGTCTAAGTTGTTCTTGCTTTGTAGCTAAATCCTCAGCATTTTTACTAAGAACGGCTGTAATACCTGCTTCTTGAATTTTTAGCTTTAATAGATTTTGTCTTGCTTTAGCATTTTCTAAAATTAATTTACTTGATGCTTGAGTTAATGCATTTTCATCTTTAATTCCTGCTATAACATCTGGTGATACTTTTTTTAATTCATTGTAAGCTGCAAGCCTATCTTTTTGAGGATTTTTTAAATCAGTTAATGTCTTGACAAGTATATTTATTTTTGCCGACTCTGCTGCAACATTTCCTGCTGCCTTTGCTGTTTCCTCATTATATAATTTTTGCTCTTCTGTTATTTTAGGTGATAAACCAAGAATGGCATTCATTGCCTCACCAAGTGAACCATACTTTTGTATCAAGGCAGTAACGCCAGATATGATTGCACCAAATGCAAATGACAAACCTGCTGGCCCAATCAATGAAGCGCCAATTGATTTAAATGCACCACCAACACCGCCTGCATCTTTTGTCAACTTACCAAATGAGTCAATAACTTGTGGTAAGTTGTTCTGAATAGCAATAAATCCAAAAGGTAAATCTCTCGTTACTTGACCTAAAGAAAATAAAGCATTTGCACCATTGTCTGCACTTTTAGGAAGTTGATCAAGTCCTACTTTTTTTAAATCAACAAGACTGTTTTCAAGTTGCTTAATTTGCTTATTTGTTTCAACAATAGCTGCGCCAGTCTGAGTCTTTAATGAATTTCTAAGGACTTTCAATTCACTATCAACCTCACTAATAGATTTAGTGAATTTGCTAATGTCAGCACCTATCTCAAAAACAAATGGACTTGAATTCATTTTCCTAATCTTTTAAAGATTTCTCTCATCTCATCCTCACTCATCACGTTGCCACTTTCTTCATCACCAGGCAACTGCCACAATGCTTCTGGTGTTTTTGGTGCGGTTTTAGGATCACCCATTAACCGCACCATCGTAAACATCAAAAGTCTTGTTTGCTTATATACATCTATTCTTTTAATCTCATGCCCTTTCATCATTAATGAAAAATGGCGAGGACTCATACTATAAAAGTCATTAGGCAATAAATTCAACTCACCAAAGGCAAATGATTCTATTTCTTCAAACGAGATGTCTTTTTTTTTGGCTTATCATCTTCTTGTGTTTGTTTGATGAAATCGCTTTCAGTCCAAACATTTATCACATTTTTTATTTGATTCAATGAATCTTCATTTTTTAAATTAGATTCAACCCAATCAACAAAATACTCAAATGATAAATCTATCTCAACATCTTTTATAAGGCAATTATTATAATAGCCACTATAAATAATGTGTGCAACACCTATTTCGTTTAATTCATTGTTTTCAAATGCCCTTCCTTCTATGAACTTTCCTTGAAGGTATCTAAAAGATGCCATCCCGAATTTTAGCCCAATCTTAGTTTCGTTGATAGTAATAGTAGTATAGTTCATAATTAAGGAGTAACATCAACAATTCCGGTAGAAGTAACAGTACCAGAAAAATTGATAAATTCAGTAGTTGATTGATTGAGAGTAAGTGAAGTTATGTAGCCAAGGAACTGATGATAGTATGCAGCACCTACACTTGCACCACTAACAACTGGGTTCTGAACTCTTACTGCAACAAGTGTTTTTGCAGCCATAGCAACAAGCAAATCCTCATAAGATACTTGAGCAACTGTTGGTGAAACCTCACAAATTGCATCAAAGTCAAGACCCATTGTTGCATCAGCAACTGATGTCAAAGGCCCACAATTTGTTTGCTCTGTTGTTGAGTCAACAGTTGTATTAACTGAAGCCGTACGCAGACACACGAGATTCTTATAAGATGAGCCACCAGCTACATCAATCTCTATGTTTTGCAATGATCCTAAAATCTGTCCCATTTTATTTTATTTTTGATTTACTAAATTACTAATTGTTATTATCTTTCTCGCTACAAAGTTTTCTCCATCCCTCAAAGGTAAATAACTTGATGAAGTTCTTTGTGTTGGATATACCTCAAAGTTTATATCACTAAATCCGTTTACTGATGTATCTGGAATTAGTATGTTTAGTATCTGTGAAGATATATTATCAACAATTGAGTTTTCGTAAGTTCTATATTGTTCACTAAATATATCAATTGTCACATCAACACTATTACCAAATGAGTTATTTGTGTTACTTGCTGACTCATTAATTGATGAAATTACTATATAGTTTTGAGGTGTAGTTGTAAAAGGTTGTTGACCATAGACAGGCACATTCTTACCTCCATAAGAAATGTTACCATTTAAGGCACTTATATAAATACTTCTTACATTATTTGAGCAATCAAGCATTATACTTTCCTTTTTTCATTTATTAAGTTCTCAATACTTTTTGTCAAACTTGGGATATATGCCAAAATGCTTGGCCTCATATATGGTCTTGCCAACAAATTTACTTGTTTTATTCCTTTTCCCTTATATTTTGATGCAACACCATCCCAAGGCTCTCCATTTGATATAAAGTATTTGCCAGTACCAAACTCAACATAAGCAGCATAATCAGTTTGAGCAACCAATTCATAAGAAAGAAATTGCTCTTTTTTTAAGCTAATTGAACTCCTTAATCTACCTGTATCAACTGGACACATATTTTTTGCACTTGTAGCCATTAATTCACCATGCGCTCCAATTTCCATATCCATCATGGCAGATACCTCGTTGACAGTTTTTTTATACTCATTGAGCATATCTTTAAACCTACCTTCATTTATATTTACCTTGAACCCACTCACTATATCACAACCTTTTTATATTGGTGATAATTTAAACCTTCCCAAGATGGAAACTCACTCATTTTATTCTTTACGTCATTATTCATTTTCTTTCCCCTATTCTCATAACTCCAAGCTGTCAAAGTAAGTATATCAGTAGCCAAGTCCTCTGGTATTGTGCTAAATCCACATTGATACTTTATAACATATATACCTGCCGTATATATCCAAATTTTACCGCCTATCACCTCAAAGTCACTATTTTTTGTCAATACCTCGTATGTGTTCATCCCTGTCTTAATCTTAACCTCGTCAACACAAAGCAATGGCCCATAAGGCACATCAAGCATCCAAAAGCCTTGGCTTTGCGGAGTCAATTCAACATTTATCCTTACTGACTTGTTAACCAAAGAGCAACCGGTCAGCTTCTCAATATGCACCCTTGCGCCATTAAGCAAGTCACCAATCAGTACATCATCGCTGTCATAATTAGTTATACGCAACCAATTCTTATCATCAGTAAGACTAACGGGTTCTACAACCGCGTCAGCTAATATTGTTATGCCGTCTATATATGTCATCTTTAATTATATTTATTAACACTTTCTCTGAACCAGTTCTCAAACTCATCAAGCGTTTTTCTTGTGTCAAACTCTCTTGATCTCGCTTTTGCTTTTCTTGAGGCCCATGAATAGGCTTTTTTGTCATCCAACTTTGTAATAGCTTCAACCCAATCTTTGACATTATTCCTATCTTTAATATAAACACCTGCCTTGTCACAATTCTCCTTCAACCCAGGTGTATCAGTACAAATTACCGGAATCCCACTACACATCGCCTCAGTTGCTGTCCTTCCCCAACTCTCATACTTTGATGGCATAAGAAGTATCCTTGTCTTTGCGTACGATTGCTTAATATTAGGCGAATTAGGCACATAAGTCACATTTGGTAGGTTTGGAGTTATCTGCTCATCGTATGACCCTAAAACACCTAAAAATGACTTGTGTGGCATTGCTCTTGCAATCTCCCCAAATATCTTTCCGCCTTTGTTTTCGTTTAAGTTTATTAAAGTGATATATTCCGACTTCTCAGGTTCATTCTCCAAGTCATAGTAATTGTAGTCTACTGGCGGAGTCACTATAAAATTACTAAAATTATAGTTCAAAAGTTCTTTTAACCATAAAGAATTGTAAATGATGTGCTGTTTTTTCTCCGCATCAATAATCTCTGGGTAGGGATGACTATTGTGAATAAGATGAAAAACAGGCTTTTTGTAAAGTTTAGCTGCATGAATTGTCCACCTTGTATAGTCCAAATGAGTAAACACCGCATGACTCCATCTCATCAAGTTTTCAATCACATTTGGATTGGGAGGAAACACATCAATACCATCAAAGACATAATTATCCCTAATCTTTTACTTATTCGCATCATGTAAAAGAACTCTAACATTGTGACCTTTTACTTGAAGGTCTTTAAGCATAAAGTGTATCATCCATTCCGCACCGCAGTTATGCTCTGGAGGATAAAGATGCACAGAAGCAACTATATTCATAATTTTAGTATTATATCCGCACCAACAATTTCACCTTTGTAGTGTGGATATTTTATTAGTAATTCAGTATAAAAATTATCACTTATATAGTGATTCTCAAATTTAAGTTCTTTTACCTTATACTTATCTAAATCAATCGTATTTAATATCCTTTCATCACATCCTTCCGTATCAATTTGCAAATAATGTATATCTTTTATATCAAACCATTTGCAGTATTGGTCAAATGTTATAGCAGCAATTCTTATTGTCTCAATTATGCTTTTGGGTAGTTCTTTTAAGTACCTATTCAATGGCTCACCAT